AATATGTTTTTTATGTTCATCATGGGTGAAATAAAACTCCTACGACTTTCAATATACCAGAACCGACGACCGTGCACAGCAAAGATATAAAGGCAACAACGCCCATTTGTTTATTTTTAAATGCTGTGTTATCGTCAACAGCTGTGTTGAGTTCTTTAATCTCGGCATCTATTTTGTCTTGGCGTGCATGGGCTGCATCAGCCTTCATACTTGTTTGAATAACAAGCGTATTTGTGCTATCTAGTTTAGCGTTTATAATTTCAGTATTTCTTGCTACGGTGGACATGCTTGCTTGTAGTTGTCCGATGATTTGAGAAAGTTCATCTATGTTGTTTGACATTGCGTTTCCTTAAACGATGAGGGTTATGACGGTTACAAAAGCAAGAATAGACACAGCTCCTAAAAATGCACTTGCAATTTCTGATATAGCGTGAGGATCTATTCCAAAACGCTCGACACGTCCTCTTGCATGAGAACCTATTTCATAACCTAACGCCCACAACACAGCAGTGAATACACCGCCAACAGGCAAGCCAATAATAAAACCTTTTACGCCAGCAGAAATCCAGCTATAACCTTCATCACCAAGTTTGTAGTTAAACAAACTTGCTAACCAATCAACAATAAATTTTAAATCAGATGTTCTATTTAAGTTTGGATCTGAATGACTTTCCCAACGTAGAAAAGACCACGTTGCTGCTTGCATTCCGCCATAAGAAATCAAACTCCCCACGAAGAAGCCGCTGATACATTGAGCAAAACCCAAATCAAATTGATATAAGGCCCAACCAAGAGCAAAGCCGTATGGAAGCGAGTAGATCATTTCAGGCAAATAGGCAAGGTTCCATTTGGAACCAAAACCGTTTCCAGCCATGCGACCAAGAACGCCCATAATGATAAAGAAGATCAGCCAAATCACGGAGCAGCTTCTCCTATATTCAATTCATCTGATTGGATAATAGAAACACCTGGATCTAGTTCAAGATGAGCTTCTCCATCCCAAACAATAGCGTTGATAACAACATTTTCTTTAATTAAAACATATCTCATGATGACAAATACTCCACAATTTCGATTAAACCAGAACCGCCAGCACCACCGCCAGCATTCCACCCACCAGAACCACCTTGTCCAGTATTCGCTCGTCCAGCGTTTCCAGTTGCTGTTGATATTCTTCCAGATCGGTTTCCAGCAACGGAAGTCGCCCCACCGTAACCAGACATTGTGCTTGCCGCGCTTGATGCACAACCACCGTCGCCGCCTTCACTACCTAGTTGACCAGTACCTAATGAGCCGCCCTGACCACCTTCTTGAAGTCCGCTTGTTACGCCAGTTCCGCCATTTGCTACGACTAACGATCCAAAAGATGTTTGACCACCGTTGCCGCCAGCAGCACCTCCAGCTCCAATTGTCATGGTTTCTGTTGCAGCAATTTGCGAAGCTAAAAGCAAAGATCTTGATGTTCCGCCACCACCGCCGCCAGCGCCGCCAGTCGTTCCATTTGAGTTTCCACCGCCGCCAGCGGCAATACAACGAACGTCGGCCATCACAAGATTTGATGGTTTTGTATATGTGCCTGACGATGTAACGCGGATTACGTTTCTCGATCGAATACAACCTAGAGCGGTTCCCATTTGCGCAGCAGTTAAATCAATTGGAGCTGCGGGAAGCGCTGTATTATTTCCTTTAAACGTTCCAGCTGGCATGTCAGCTTGTTTAATATTTGAAATTGATCCGTCGGGAACCGTTCCATTTACTCCTTTAATCCCAGAAATCGAAATATTCCAATCAGCGAAAGGACCAGCTGATCCAGCAATTTCAGTTACGTCTACAGTTAATGCTCCAGTGGTCGGATTATATGCTGTCACTTGACCAAACATATAATTGTCCGTGTCTGCTGCTGAAGTAATTGTGAGCCAATTGCCAACAGAGAATTGTTTATCGGCTTGAGTTGTAAAACTTTTTGATCCAGTCCCAATAGACACAGACGTTGTTGAGGTTCCGTTTAAAGCTGTAGCGTATATTTCTGCTTGGTTTTGATAGATTAAAGCGTTTGCTTCTGACAACGCTGCAGCCTCTGCAGAGGCTTGGGCGGCTCCGATTAAAGAGGATGGTGAGAACACGATTACATTTTTTGTTCCAGCTGTTGGAATATTATTCAAGGTTAATTGGTTGCCGTTTAAAGTCATTTCATCTGGGCGGTTAATGACGCGAGTTCCGCCAGCAGTTGCTTTGATTGTAGCATTGTCAAGCGTACCAGTAAAACCGACGCCAGTAAACGCAAGCACTTGGGTTGATCCAGCAATGATTGTCTCGCGCCATGTTCCGGCACCGCGAGTTGTTCCAGCGTTACCGCCAACAGATGGCGTTAAAGTTCCAGCCGAAGCCGTGACTGTAAATTCAACCGTGTAGCTTTGACCTTGAATAATTGGAACAGCAGCAACTTGTGAGATTGCAGTGCTTAGAGCACCAGCAGCATTTGCCACACCAGCACTGATTGTCCATCCAGCTCCTTTTGTCCAAATGGTATCAGTTGCAAAATCTGTATTGCTTGCATAGTTTACAATCGCGCGATCAGCGAAAACAAGCAACACTTTTGGATCTGTTCCAAAATCCTGTGATAACGTAAAAACATTATTGACACCGTCACCATCAAAATATTGTGTAAAAGGTGAGTTAGTTGACAAAGCAATTTGATTGTCATCAATTGTCCATACAGCTCCACTATTGGCGTCAGCCGACGCCTGGTCAGGATAAAGAGCCATTTTATAATTTTCTTGAATATGTGGAATGATAATCGTTCCTTGATAACTTGGATAACCAAGCGAATTAATAACAAAACTTGCTGCAGTGGTTAAACCAGTGTAATCAGTCGCCATTGGAATTGGTGTATTTGTCCCAGCGGCATAAGCTTTAAGCACAGCGCCATTGCGCGGTGCTCCAGCAGAGTCTTCAATTTGTGTTGGAAGAAAAGCGGTAGGATACCAGGTCATAGAATAAAACTCCTTATGGTGCTTTTTGAATTTTAACTGGAGCAGTTTGGGCGCCTAATAAAGCAGCAATTGCTGGAACTTTAGAAGGTGTTTGTGAACCGCTGACTAAATTTTTTACAACGCGAGGTGATTGATTTATAAGTTTTTGGTAGCCAGTATTTGCGGCCAAACCTGTCAATGCAAGCGGAAGATTGCTCAAAGCAACTCCTCCAGTAAAGACTGCGCTTCCGCCCTTCATATAAGCTACTTTTTGAGCAGTGTCTGATCCACCTTTAATTGGCAAGAATTGTTTACCAATACGAGCAAGATCAACAAGATCATCTTCACCTGTCTTTTTGCGGCTTGCCTTAATGTACTTGCTGCTTGCAACTTTTTGCATTAACTGCGTTGGATCAATCATTCCATCCGTTGATTTTTCAAGCAAAGGATCTAAAGTGCGATAATTTCTCCACTGCAAACGAGCATCAGCGAGCTGTTTGACTTCTGCAGGCGACAAGTGTCGGTTGACAACTTTATCAATCTGGTCAATAATTTTTGCAACCTGTGGACGAGCACCGCCTTCAATGCTTGGAAGATCTGCGAGCAATTGGCTTCGCAAGCTTGCTAGTTGCTCTCCAGCAACTTCGCGACGACCGCCTTTAGCCACTGAAAACTTAGTTAAATTATCAAGAACATCGTTTACGTTATTTTGAACAATGTCTGAAAGACCTGTTGAGACTTTACGTTTTGCTTGTGCAGCAACGTCGCCAAGGGCATTAATATCACTTTGTTCAAATGTAATTGTTTTGCCGCCCAAAACACCATCAAAGTCTTTTTCGGCGCGTTTAAGATAATTTTGAAGAACTTCAGGACCAAGATTGTCACTGTCTTCTCCAATTGTTTTGGCGACGCTGCGCATCCATTGTGTTCTTTGTTTTTCTTGGAATGCATCAACACCTGAGCCTGGAATATTTTGGCTGATCTTCTGAACTGTGTCGCGAACTTTAGACGGAGCAATTTGGTCAAGAGACAAGTCAATTCCAAATTTATTTTTTGCTGTCGCAGCAAGTTCTTTAATTGCTTCACTGACTTTTGGTTTTGGAATACGACTTAATGCAGCGCTTGCAAGAGGAGCGGCACCACCAAGAGCAGCAGAAAACCCAGCAGCCGTGGCCGCATCTCCAACCGCGGCTCCACTGTTGAGATCGTTTTGGCTGTTTGTGTAGCCATAAATTCCTCCAACCGGAGCGGCCACAGTTGCACTACGAGCCGCTTTTCCAGCAAGGTTGACTCCTTTGGCGACAACTCCTGCACCTTCCGTGACCTTGCTACCCCTAACAAAATTACCAACTGCCCCAAGGGCTTCTGGAATTGCATTGACTGCTCCTCTCACGCCAGTTGTGGCTTTTGTTCCTGTTAAAATTTTCGTTGATAAAAGTGGAAGAGTCGCGACAAGACCAGCAGCAGATCCAAGCGCATTTGCCCCTGGATTTTCTGCTTCTGTTTTAATTTGATCTTGGCGAGCTGTTTTATAAAGATCAGCGATCGATTTGTCTTTAAATAAATCGCCGCCAGTTACAACATCATAACCTTTAGCTGTGACTGCACCAAGTCCAGCAGCAACCCGGTTTCCACCAGGAACAGAACTGTTAAAACCCTGCAAAGCAGCAATACGAGGACCTGAGTCTTCGCCGGGCAAAGTTGTGTCGGTTGCCTTCGCACGAGAACGCCAATCAGAAGGCGCCGGAGCTTGTGCTGGACCTTGTTCTAGTTTTCTTGTTGGGTTTACTGTGATTTGCAGGGGTTGAGCTCGACTACGCCAATCCGAGGTTGGTTGAGCAGGCGCCGCTATCTCTGCTGCAGGCATTTCAATTGCTTGAGCCCGAGAACGCCAATCATTTTGAGCGACTTGAGTTCCTCCAGACATTGGGGCAATCTTTTCAACATAGTCTTGAGTTTCTTTTATATTTGGAATTTGATTGCCTGCGGCTTGAACTGCGCCTGGTCCTGCGTTATAGGCTGCCAGAGCAAGACGTGTGTCTCCGCCATGCTGTTGCGCCATGGCTTTGAGGTAATCAGTTCCGAACCTAATCTGCTCTTCCACAGGAGCAGTCATTGGGTTTACCCCATCCCAGCCTTGTAGAGGTTTGACACCATAACCGGGATCTCTGGCAGTTTCTGGCATGATTTGCATGATGCCTTGGGCACCTTTAGGACTGACGGCCATTGGATTTCCGCCAGACTCTTGATTAATCACGCGTCTAATTAGTTCTTGGTCGATCATTTCCACGTTTGATTTTCCTTATTGAACTTGTTCAAAACCTTCAGCTGCAGCCGCTGCCGCATCTTCAGGACTAACCCAATATGTTTCTTTTCCATTTGAAATTTTAACAGCAGCAGGAGCTTGAGCATTTGCTGGTTGCGCAGTTGGTGCTTGACCTGTGCGACGTTGCAAGCTTTCAACTTCACGCACTTTCGCTTCGATAAACGCACGTAACACTGCGTCTTTTTCTTCTGGTGATTTGTCTGGATCGCCGAGGGTAGCTTTTAAGCTTTCGCCTTCTTTTTGAGTAAACGCTGCACCAAATGTTTGACGCAATAGCGGCAAAATTTCATTGTCAACTGTTGACATGTATTCTGTGCGATCAACCGCTCCTTGTGGAACATCAGCTCCAAGTTGACGAAGAATTTCGTTACCAGCAACACCTGCTTTTGTATAGGTTGCAGTTTTGCCCAAGCGACTGAGTTTGTCAACAACTTGGTTAAGAGCTGGAAGTTGAGCTTGTATAGTTTCTAATTGAACAGCAGCATCACCCATTGCAGCGCCAGTTACGCCAGCGGCTGCTTTAGCCGCAACATTTTCTGGTTGATCTGCTGGAGCAAGTGTTTTTGTGTAATTACCTGTCTCGCTTCCGCCAGCGTCAAAACGCTTGACTGTGCCGCCAAGATCTACAGTTGATCCAGCACGTTTATTTTTTAACCATTCTTTTTTCTGTTCAGGTGAAAGCGAATTGTAGTATTGCCATTCACGAACGCTGCTTGGTGTGTTATCGCCTCCGCCAAGCATACCATAGGCTTGACCTGCCGCCATTAAACCTGCAACATCATTTTGAAGACCTTCAATGTCACCAGTGCGAAGTTTTTCAAGAGCGTAATCGGTTTCTTGTGTGTCGACGTTTTCACCAGACCCCATGCGGGCATGTAAAGCCGCTTGACGTTGAACTAAGAAATCATGAGCGCCGTCAACATCTCCTTTGTCAAGATAGTTCTTAAGTTGAGCTGCTCCAACAATCGTTGATCGTAAACGGGATTGCTCGCGTGAGTCAAGGTTTTGATAATGGGCTTTTAAAGTTTCTTCAGCCGCTTGAGCATTTGCAACCTGATCCTGATTTGATTGACGAAGCGCTCCGCCAACATCAGGTTGTTGTGTTTGCATTGCAATGTTGGTGTCTACCATTTTAGAACTCCTTAACGACGTATTGTTTGTTGCGGTGTATACGAAGGCGCATTCTGCAGAGCAAGAAGCGTGTTGATTTGATTTTGATACCCAGTGCTCAGAGCGTTTCCTGCACCCACAACTCCGGCAGCTTGAACATCACCGCGACTTGTTTGTAGATTGCTGGTGTTTGTTGCAGCTGTTTGACCTGAGTTAACTTGGTTCTGTAATGTTCCAACTTGCTGTTGGACCAAACCATTACCAAGATTTAATAGTTGAGTCTGAAGCTCGTTTGCTGTACCTCCAGAGGCTATCTTACCCTTAGAAGCTTCACTTGCAAGCAGGCGACGTTGTGCATCATCAGCCAAAGATTTATAAAATGGATTATTTTGGACATAAGCGCCTGGATCTGCTTGGATTTGTTGGATTTGATTTGCAGCAGCTGTGCCAAGTTGATTATAAGGCGCTTGGGTTGCTGTTGCTCGATCAACTGCTGCAGCTTGGATCTCAGCTGCTTTTTTGGCGTCGTCTGCTGCGCCTTGTGCAAAGATTTGGTTGCCAGCACTGACGAGGCCAGTCAATGGACTTGTTGCTACCGAAGCCGCTTGAGAAACGCCCGCGCCTAATGCGCGAACTCCGCCGCCAGTTACGGCGCCTAAAATTCCAGAACCTGCCGTCGGTCCAGCAGCATTTGCCACACCGCTAACCGTGCTTAAAGGAGCACCAGCCGCGGTTCCAATAAGAGCATTTGTTGCTCCGCCGCTTGCGTAACCAGTTAAGGCTCCAAGTGCTGCTCCTCGAATACCGCCGCCTCCAATTGCGCCGCCGATGGCACCACCGATTGCGCCGCCGATACCTGGCGCAATAAAGTTTCCAGCAATGGGAAGAGCAATTGACGCGACTGTCTTAATGGCTTTACTCATGGTTTATTCCTCCGAACTTGATACATGTGAATTTCTTGAACAATGGGTAGATCTTCAATAACGCCTATTTTGCGCAAAAAACCTTTACGAGCAAAATGGTCAAAGAATGAAGAATGCTTTTTTTCTACATTCAACAGGACTTGATGGGTTTCTGCCATCAAGTTCATTGCCCATTTAAAATTGACAATTTTATTTGCTGCAGTTGTCCATGGAAACCAGATAACATGCGGTTCCATAACATAATCTGTACTCAATAAATCGATAACGCAAGCAGGACCATAGCCGTACTTAGTATTGCCATAGCCAATTAAACGAGTGGCACCAGCAACAACACCATCGAGATCGCAACCAGCCAAAGCAGCCGCAGCTAAAATGCCTTGATGGTGCGGCGCTAAATATTCTAAACTATGCTCCGACTTCATAACTACTCAACGTTGTTTCCCATGTTATATTGTTTGCGGCTGCGCCTGTGACTGTTACAATAGCAAATGATCCTGAACTAGAAAATCCTACGTTCCAGGCAGCTTGATCTTCACCTCCGACCAAACTTGGTGTGCCGATGCCCGTGAGCACGCCGCCAATATTTTTATAGGCTCCCATAAGTTTATACCAAGCCGAGTCGCCGTTTGCTCCTGAAGTTCCACCAGTGCGACGAGCAACAATGTTAGCTTCGATCATAACTGTTTTATCATTAGGAACTTCAACACGTATTGCCGCGGTAACCGTAGCATCAGTTGTTTTTGTTTTTGAAGTAAAGCGTATTTGATAGACTCTCGTCCACAATTGATAGATTGTTTGAATTAACCCACTAAAGAATGCCGCTGACAATTTATCCTGCAAATAAACTGGAGGAACTTGAAGAGGCGGCGGATTTACTGAAGAAGCCATTAAATACAAATCTCCATGTCAACATTTGCAGAGTAAATTGCGCAATAAGTTGGATCTGAAAAGCGAACTCGTAAAACGCAACCAACTTCTTTGAAACGACCTAAATTTTTTGCTGTGACGAGAACTCTTTGACCAAGCGTGCCTATCTTAATAAAGCGCTCAGTTCCAAAAGTCTTTCCACCGTCACGGCTTACAGAAAAAATCAATTGTGGATTTTGACCCTGGCCACTTAATAAACCGACGCCAGTCTCAACAACAAACTCAATAGAATTGATTTCAAATTCTTTGTTATCTGCCCCGATAAGACCAGAATGGATTGGAGCACTGTCGCGTGTTCGAATAATTGGCTGATCCGCATCAGTGTATGTCTCAGCATCTAATTCATAAATATTGCCGCTGTTGTATTCTGCGACTAAATCTTTTCCAAATACTCTGGCATAGCTATTTGCGCGGATCCGACCTGTTGCTGTTGATCCCCATTGAAACCAGTCGCCGCCAACAGGATAAACCCAGGTGACATCTTGGCTTGGAAAAGTTGCAACATAAAACCATTGACCTTCGAGTTGTTGTGTCCAACCAATACAATCTTCGGTGATAAGATAATCTTTAAACTCTTTTGCCATTGCGGCGTTTGATATTACAGTGTCAACGGCCGTAGTTCCAGGCGTTATACTGTGAAATTGTTTATCATTGCCAAAGAAAAAAGCAAAATCTGGCATATCTGCCATTGAATATATGGCACCTAATCCAACGTTGATAACACCTCCTTGAATTTTATCAAATGGAGGGTTTCCTTGACCGCTGTTGTACCATGGTTCAATAGTTTCACGACCACACAAGTAAAGTGTCTCACGCCAAGCGTATGGAATAAGGAGATCATCACTAAATGACTCAGCCGCCGCGTTATTTAAACCACTAATGACGCTTGGTTGTCCGACGTCCGAGACATCAAAGCTTTGACCAGAACCATTGTCGTAAATTGCTTGACTGTTTAATACAGCAACGCCTCGAGGAAGTCCAAGGTTGACGTTTGTATTTTGAGAGAGGGTTGTTCCGTCCCAAACAAAAACTAAACCAGAGCCGTTGGCGATAACAATTTGACTTCCTAAAGCTTTCATTATACAACGATTGCTTCCAGGAATAGCGCCAAGGGCTGTATGGTTTCCAAGACTATCGATTTGGTATAAAGTTCCATCAGTAACTTTATAAAGCTTATTTTGATTTGCGATCATGCCGCGATCGGCGCTGCCAGGCGAAGCTTTAAAAAGTTTTAATCCGTAGAATGTTTGCAGAATGTAGTCGCTTCGCGCTTTTTGTGTTCCTTGCGCTTGCGGCCACCAATTGCGCGTCAGTTGATTTGTCAACGGGCGCGATTTGTGTTTATATACTCCGCCAGTGATATTGATTGGAACTAGCATTTAAAAATCATCCGCAAAGCTATCAGGTTCATATTCAGGTGTAGCCAATAAAGCTAAATTAGCTAAAGCTAAAACTCCAGAAGGACCTGCTTCAGTTGAAATCCGTAAATAACGACTTTCAGGGACAGAATAACTTGTCAATAAATGTGAAGCCATTAAAAGGCAGAAGCTCGGAACAAGTTTTGTTGGAACAGGACCAGCGGCGGGGAATGTCGCAATGCCTCGTTCTTTCAAACGCTCATACATTTCTGAAAATGTAGCGTCAATACGTGTTTGATCTTGGTTTTCTAAAGCTTGTCCTACTGGAACAAGCCCAAGATCTTCACCAACACGTTGCCGAACTTCTGCTTTTGTTGCCATTTATTAACCTGCTGTGCGGTGTCTTTTTGTGACTTCTGCATTTAAAGTAGCGTCTGCTTTGCGTTGAGCATCTGCAGCAGCTTTTGCTTCTTCGTCAATTTTAAACAACGTTTCTTGATCTGCTTCACCTTTAACAAAGGTTGACATACCGTCGATTTTAGCCAAAATTTCTGGATCAGTAACTTCTTGAGCTTTGCCGCGAACAAATTGTTGCTTGCCCATTAAGTTGATGATGCTTGGTGAGCCTTCGCCTTTACCGACATAGGTATAAACTGCTCCAGGCATTTCACGCTTATTTGTTTTTTTAGTTTCAACTGGTGCTTCAGGAGCAGCAGCGTCACTTTGTTCTTTTACTGTAGGCTTAGTCATTTTAGTCTCCTTAGTTTTGTGGAATTTCAGGACCATATTCAGCGACCTGAAACTGGTTAGTTTCTTTATCAGCCGCAGCTGCGGCGACTGCCGCTTCATAACGATTGATAAAATCTTCGGTTAATTCGATGTGCAAGTCAATAAACTTTTGTGCAAGCTCATTTGGCAATTGCGCTTCTTCAACAAGCAAATCTAGTTTTTCTCGGAACTGAGGTTCCATGGTGTAACCTTCAGGCAACGTGTAGGTATATTCTTGAGCTTTCATTTTATTCTCCGTTGTTTAAAATTGGCCCGGTGTTTGTGGCGCCGGGCCAAAGTTTAGCTAGATGATTAATCGTGTGAGATGAACATCTCAAGCGTTACGTCGCCAGTCAAGTTTCCAGCAGCATCAACAACGCTCACATAGACATCAATTTGACCACCTGGATCTGATGTCAAGCCAGCAAGTTCCCACAACGTTTTGCCGAAGTTAGCATGATCTTTGATGATCGCTGCTCCAGTTGGAGTTGCTGTTGCTGCATCAAGGCCGTCGTTAAGAGCGTCAGGATCAGCTGTGAAGTTGCTATTGACTGGAGCAAGTCCGATGTCAAGTGTTGGCGCGCCTGAAGACGCTAAATCGTCCCAGTAAATGCGTGAAGCACCATGAAGACGAGCATTTGTGTCAAATCGACCAAATTTATGTGTCGAGTTTTGAGCAGGTGATGCAAGTGACTTGGTTGCTGTAACTACTTTTAGATTTGGACCTTCACCTTTTGAAGGAACTGCGTCAGCAGCTGCTCGACGAACGGTGGCGGCGGATGTGTATACGATATCAGGCATGTTAATCTCCTTATGAGATAAAAAGTGTTAAGAAAGAAGAAGCCTGGGGCAATATGCTCCAGGCTTCAATTAGATTATGCGTCTACTGCTGCAGAGTGGAACGAGGTGACGATACCATACTGCTTGCCGTTGTAGAAGATTTTCTTGATGTCGTGTTTGGCTGTGATACCAACGCCGTTCAAGTGTTCGTAATCATCTTCATTACGAAGTTTGAATGCAGCATCTTTTCCGCGACCAAAAACAACCGCTTGAGCTCCACAGAAGAAACCGATACCAACGCGAGAACCGCCGTTACCACCAGTTTTTAATGAGTCAGCCACTGCATTTGCTCCCCAAGCACCGTCCCATAAGCCAGTGCCAGAAGCATTGTCAATGAACTTGTCAAGATCAGGCACTTCTTTGATGATAACACTATCCCATAAGAGATCACCGCCACCAAAAAGTGGGTTTTCTTTGAAGTTGCCTTCACGTGGACGAGCATCCTTGTTTGCGGCAATGATTGTCGCATCAGCTTTCAAATCGCGGAAAGCAAATGAACCAACAAAGAAGACATACCAAGGTTCGTCATCGTTGATCATGACAGGACGGATCAACGGGTTTGCTTGCATTGCCATACGTTTCAATTGAGAAACCATTGCAGCGCTAAGTTTATCGTTGGTTGTGTCAACAGTCGCAAGAGATGTTGTGTGGTCGCCAGCGGTCAAGTTTGACTTCGCGATACCATACAAGATGCGATCTGTATTTGCAGCCTGCCAAGTGTCAAGGTTCGCAGCAGATGCTGCTGATGAACCTTTTGCTCCTGAGGCTTCAGTTCCGCCATAGTTGTAATATGTACCGCCAGCTTGAATTGCGCCCATAGCTTGGATGATTTGGTCACGCTTGGTTTCCATGATCCAGTTTTGGAGAGCAGGTTTTGCTTCTGTGTACAAATCAAACTCTGACTTTTCACGCTCTTCGTTGTCGATCAAGACACCGTTACGCAAGTGAGTCGGCTCGAAGGTAAAATCGAAGTTGCTTAAAGCTTCTTCATTACCAACAAGTGAGGTTGAACCACGAACACCACCACCTGACAATTTGCCGATCAAAGCGATCGATTTTTTGCGGATGTTTTTGTTCGTTTGGATGATAGCGTTTTCAGTAGCACCGATATATGGGCCGAAGCGACCGTCACGAACATACGTGCGATTTACTTTGGCTTGAAAATCGGTGACCTTATTGCCACTCGAGATAGATGATAAAGACATTGTGTTTTCCTTTTAAGGTTTAGGGTTATAATGCGCCCCGGAATAAATCGTCATCATTGTCGCCGTTGCTGGCGTGACGAACGTTTCTGTTCGGAGACGCGTTGGTTGTACGGTTGAGGTTTGGCACTGCTTTCAGTCCACGATTGATTTTATTGCCAAGAGTGGTTTCCTCTGGTGTCGTAGTCACAGCGGCTGTCGTTTTGTTCTTCTTGAACTCCTGGAACTCTTTCCATTCGTCAGAATTACGGACTTCCATTGCTTCCTTGATTTCAAGGTCACGTTTAGCAATATCATAAGCCAATTTTGCAGGGAGTGGATGCTTCGCGACTGCTTGATTGAGGAGTTCATTGCTCTCCGCCAACGTAGCATAGTGATTAATCACTTCCTGGTAGTCTGGCTTCATTTCCATCATGACCGACTTGCTGGCTTCCATGCGAATGTGAAGATCGTGTCCTTCTGGGTCGATGTCCTTGTCAGGAGCAGCAACTTCAGGTGGCTTTTCGTATTCTTTCAATTTCGCGTTGGTTTGATCCAGTTCATCAGTTACCTTTTTCAGCGCCGCCTTGAAGCGGTGCTCGGGGATCATCTTTTGACCTTTGTCATTAACGACAACTTCAGGATCGTCTTGATCTGCTGCCGGCGGCTCAGCGTTGTTTTCGCCCGTTGAACTCTCTTCTTCACCTTTTGAAGCAGGTTCAGCGTTATCTTCTTCAAGATCTACGCCAGCGCCTTCTTTTGTGGTGATGGATGCTTCGTCGGTGGCTGCGCCGCCAGATCCAGCATCTGAGTCATCAAAAACGTCTTGTCCTTGGTCATTTATATCATCAGTCATAGTCGATCTCCATTGCGCCCGAAATAAGCGGCGGCCTTCTCGCCCGTAAAACCACGGCGTCTGGTTTGAGCAATATGCTCGTGTTAGCGGCGGCCTAACTGTTACGCCCGAGAAATAATCTTGTTATGGTGCTATAAAATAGCCGCCAGTTAAACGCCAAATCACACCAGTTGTTGCTGGCGCAACAACTGTGACAGCTGTGTTTTGCGCGGATGCTGCCAATGGATAAGCAAAATCTTCGCGATACGTGTCCATAGTTCCTTGTGGCGCGGCGTCAGCTGGACGAGAAAATACCAATGTTCCAGGCAAGTTTGTTGTTGTTACGAGAACAGGTGTTGCTGCTGCAGTTAAAAGAGCCGCAGCAAAACGATTGATTGATAAATAAGTTAAATATTGTCTTAGACCAGCACCAGGCGCTGGCAAAGTTAATGTTACAGCTGCAGCAGCCGCACCAGTGTTTGTTGTAATAAGTGGTGTATTAAATCGCTGAAGTTGTGGAGGCATGTTACCATTTGATGCAAGTAACAAAGCAGAAGCTGATCCAGATGTGAAAGCTGTAACGCGGGCACGAACTTTTGCAAAGCCTGCGCATTCACCAAACCACAATCCTGGAACCGCTCCAGTAATCGCTGCTACATAAGCAATTGAAGCGACGTTGACCGGACGCATTGGAATTAAAGTCCAGTTTGTTCCATCAACAGTTCCTGCAACTTCAATTGTTAAGTTAAACGTTCCACGTAAATCAAGTCCAACGCAACTTGCTCCATCAGCTTCAACAACGATCTCTGCATTTAAAGATCCTAAGTTTCCAGCAATAAATAAATTCTCACGTGGGTGTAAATTACCACCATCTCCGAGACTTCTTGAAATTTTTGTCATTTAAATCACCATATAGTTAAGTTTTATTGGACCAGAAGTTCTTTCACGAAAAGCTAGTTTGGCCGTTACAACGCCCGTTCCAGCTTGACCGCTTATTGACTCAATGCTCAATGTCTCAGGTTCATTTTCATCAGCAGAAGTTGTAGCCGCCAAGAAAAACATAATTTTATCTGTCTCCAAAACAGTTGCATCAACAAAATCTTGTGTAGCTTCAAATACGCCGCGACCGTTTGGAATTGTTAAAGTTACGGCTTTTGGAGCTGAACGCTCTAAACTATTGACGCGAGCATCTAGCGATGTTGGATCTGCGCTATTATCAATACCAACTTTTGCCTGCAAAGCTTCAATTGCGTCATTAGCGTTTGCGTGTTGATCTGCGTGGCTAACAACCGAAACGTCGTCAGTTGGCGTTGGATTAGTAAAAGCATCCAATGCTGTAGGAAAAGCTGTTGTCATCTACGTCTCCGGCGCATCTTAATAACATAGTCAACAATTTGATTTATTATACCACCAAAATTGTATTTGAACACGGGTTCATTATATGTGACGCCAACTTGATTGTAATTCCATTCAGGCATTAGTTCTCAAGTTTCTTGAGTAACTTAGCCTGCTCATCTTTAATATGATCTAGGTTTTTCAAAGCAGCTTCGCAAGCATCATTTAATTTGGTCAATTCAACCAACTTAGCTTTAGTATCAAGTTTTACTTTTTGAGCTTCTGCTTTAGCTTCATCTTCAATCTCAGCTGCTTTTTTGTTAGCCTTGGTTTCAATGTCTTTGGCTTTGTCTTTAGCTTCTTGAACAACGTCAACAGCTTGTTTGCTGGCGTTAGCCAAATCTTGTTTAGCTTTTGCCACGTCGCCTTTAACCAGCTTAAGTTCTGTTGCAGCATCAAACGCATCTTTTTTATCTTGCTCAATAGATTTAGCAAGACGCTTTTTTAATGCGTCGAGGTCCTCGATGTCTTTGATGGTTTCCAACGCTTCAGTTAAGAAGCGGCGCGCGTGCAATTCTTTTTCAACGAATTGTTTTAGATCAGTTAATCCCTTCATGTTTATGCTCCTTTAGCGACAACTGCGACAGTGACAGAGGTATTTGGTCCAGGGTTTTCGATGATAGGCTTGATTGCATAAACGTTTGGTAAAATTACCCAAGGTTTGCGATCAGCTGTTTGAGAAATAGTCACGCCTTCATAATCATAAGCGTCTTGCCAATTTTGCAGGGTTTTGTCGTTGGTTGCTACAAGCTTGACTGTGGCGCCATCGAACTCACCAAAGATCTGAACTGATTTGTCACTATAACGTGGACAAATAAGAGCAGCGCCCTCATCACTGTTCTCAAGTTCCCATTCACCAAAAAGATCGCCTGAGCGAATGCCTTTTGTTGGGATTTCTATAAAAGCTTTAACTGCCATTTATTTTCTCCTATATGCTTATATTGCCTTTGAATGGAACAACACCTGGCTGAATAGCCTGAAGTTGCATATTCTCAATTTTAGTTTGCTCTGCATCTGCGATCTTGACCATTGCGCTTGCATCTGCTTCTTTAGATTTAGATGTCAAGTACATTGCTTGCGGATCAGGCGGAGCGGACTGAGCTGCCTTAGCGGCTTCAGCTTTGCGGTTGTTGATCTTCTCGATTAACTTGTCTTTGCCCGTGATATTTGATAGCTCAAGCAAGTCGATAATATCGAAAGCATTCTGCGCGCCGTATTTGAGGATCGCATCCAACTGCTCTTGGCTAACGTTGGCGGTGTCGTATGCTTCATCAAGAATAATGTCCATGTCAAGTTCAGCAACGCGATTGTTTGTCTTAACAACCTGCTTCAATGCCTCAGGATTTTGCTGCTCGAGCTGGATCAACTGAGCCGATGCTCCGAGTCTCATCTCATAAGGCTTTGACGTATCGTCCATGATTTCTTGTAATTGCTGGCCGTATGTAATATCAATATTGAAACCAACCCAACGAAGCTTCTGCTCATCATCTGTGACGCGCACCCACTTCTCATAGTCCCATGCTTGACGAACGCGGCGCCAAATTTGTTTGTACACGCGTAACTTGAATGCGCCGAAGTTATCAAACAATTTAATCGTGTCGCGCATACCGGCAGCATCTAATCGAGCCAAAGCAACACCGCTCATTTCACCAAACTGCTTGACATCAACAGCAGCCGTCGGCATTCCGCGACCGTCCATCTCTTGTTTGGCCTCCATGAGGAGTTCCATTTGACCTGCGGCCATGTCATTAGTTGGTAACAAACCAAAGTCTTTACCAAACTCACCTTGTCCGACTTCTAAATGACCATCGGGCTTTGCAAGCTCTTGTTTTGCCTTGCGAATATCTTTAACTGCTCCGCGGTTACCAAATGTTTGGCGCTGCGACAATAAAAATAAAGCCTTTGATCGGCGATGATTAATCTCATCTTGTATATCTAAAGATGAAACTAATTCACCGTAGCGATTATTCTCGCGATCAATGTATGCATGTTCCATTTCAAGCGGACAATCAGGTATTCCCCACTCGTCGACGTACGGCGACAACATTGGCTGAAGTAAAAACCCGCCTTGTGTGTAGATAGCGAGGCACCATTGGCCATCACATTTCTTGTAATGCGTCAGAACTAAGAAGCGACGACGCTTGCCTTGGTTGTAATACCATCTCGGCTTGTCATCAAATGTCTCGTCTGTTAAACCAGCAGTCAATGACAACGCGTCGGGGTCCATGTCCGGGAATGTACGCACGATGTCTCGCTCGTCCATCCAAATACCAAAGCCTTTACCACCGGCATCGCTAAAGTCATGCTTGCGGCTGAATGGGTCAAAGAAGATCCTGTCCCATGGCACATGGTCAACGATAATCTCGATCTCGCCATTTGGCATAGTTTCTGGAATTACGTTTACGCATGTGTAACCTTCACAAAAGAAATTGTCAGCGCATTCCAAGAATGTTGAGTTAAGCGCGTTGTAATCTGCGACATAGCGCAACGCATCCGTGCAGGCTTCTGCAGAGGTTGAGTCGTGCTCTTGGTTACGTGGATAAGCTTTTGGATCGCCTTTACGAACTGAAGTCAAACCAAGCAATCCGTTTAGTTTACCTTTGATGCGGTTCACAACGATTGGTGATTGCTTGCGCTTCTTTAAAGCCTTGATCTGTTCAGGTGTCCATTGCTTATTGTCGTAGTAATCGCGGCAACGCTCAGACAACAAACGGGCTTCGCTTGTTGTGTCAAGAAAATCAATAATCGTCTCACACCATTCAGCGTGATCACCATATTCACCATCGTACGACTCAGAAGCAGCAGCATTGGTGCCAGCTTCAAGGTCATCAGATCGGGATTGTGCCGTTTCCGGAGTAATCATCATCGTCGTCCATTCCGTAATCGTTTGCTGGAGCTCTGTCCAATGTGTCGTGGTATTGTCCAGGACCTGACGCCATCGCTAATAAGCGACCAAAGATCCCGCACACGTCGACTTTATCGTCGACTTTATCTGCTTTGCCCGTAAACTTGAGAAGTTGAGCAATAAGCTCGTCACCCCAAGCGCCATACGGTATCCAAACTTTTCTTTGCGAGCAAAGACCTTGGAAGGCTTTGGCATTTGATGCCTTGCTCGAGGTTGCTGGTAACCATTCAATCTTAAAGTAGCGACGTCTGCGCTCCATTTCTTTCTTGATGTATGGTTCCATTGCTCTGCGAATGACGCCGGACTCTGCTGCCCAAATGGCTGGATCATAGTCCATTTCCAATTGGAACATTGTGTCAATAGACTTGTCGATTGTTACGCGAGCCGAACTCCAATCAAGAAAGTATAGATCTTCTTTAATATCGAAGCCGCCAATTGCCTGTTCAGTCCAGTCGCCTGCATCTGCTGTGACAGCGTAATCGCCTGCACCATACTTAACTAATCTTGTTGGTTCTTCACCTAAGCGAAACCGACGACCCTCAAACCATTCGGCCAGGAAGAATGTGCCTTGGTCCGGTGTTGGATCTTGCATGTATTGCGCTTGGAAAACCGTGTGATCCGCTTCGCGCATCTTCATTAACTCGTCGAACGAGTGCTTTGCAGGCCAAAGGCTTGTCTTAGTCTCCATGTCGCACGCCGGAAGATTTAAATGGTAAAACTCTTCTTCCATACCACCGCCCAACACGAAACCCGCCATGTCATCTTCGTGCAATCGTTGCATGATGATAATGATCGGCGTGTTCCGGGAGTTACGACGTGACTTGATCGTTGAGTTGAGACGCTTGTTGACTCTGTTACGTTCTTTCTCATTGTCAGCGTCATCGACCTTGATCGGGTCATCGATGATGATGGCGCCGTAGAATAAGTTAGGATCCAATGGCTCTTGTCCATCTTCTTCGAAGAACGCATCAATTTCAGCATTGATTGTCGCGTCAGCTTCATTGATCTTCTCTTGTTCTTCATCGCTAACATCAGCGAGCGATCCAGCACCGAAACCTGTAACAGCGCCGCCAGCCGCTGTCGCATAAACTCCGCCGCCTTGTTCTGTGTACCATTTCTTTTTGCTGTCAGCATCTGATTTCAAACTAATCGGCCAAAAGTCTTGGTATTCTTTAGACGTAACACACTCACGACATTTTGAACTGTTGTCAAGCGCAAGTTCGTCAGAGTAACTTAAATGGATAAACTTCGCTCGAGGATTACGAGCAATGGAACGGGCCATCCAATCGATGACCGTGATCTGGGTTTTCCCAAACCGCGGTGGAATTGTAATCACTAGATTTTTAATCTCACCGCTTTCGACGCGAGCAAGTGTCTCGTCAATAGCCAAGTGATGCGGCCCGGGAATAAAGACCTCACCACGAGATCTGAAGAAAAACTTAGTAAATGCGATCTGGCTATTTTCCAGTGATTTCTTTAGCTTGACCCGGCTGACTTTGCGTTGCATTGCCGTAAGCTGTGAGGAGTCCATGGAACTGAGCAAGTTGCTCAGGGTCGAGTTGTTCAAGGATTGTGTCAAGTTCGTTGGATCCTGGATTGAATTTAAATTCTTTTGGTATCAATGATGCGACAACTCTGAGGTAAACGCCTGGATTTTCTAATCTGCAGGCTTGAATTGCGCTTGGTCCGGCAACTTCCCAATCAGCGAGGATGTCTTTCATGACAGCTTCTGATAACTGGTTTCGTGTCCCTTTTGGTCGTCCGCCGAGTTTGTTTCCTGGTTTAAAACGCGTCGCAAAGTGTTTTGGTTCAACAACTTCGACTTCCGTGTCTTTGCCCGATGATTGATCGTTAGATTTCGGGCTTTGATCTTTTTTAGTTGCCATGGCCGTAGTCGTCTCCGCCATTTTCTTTTGTGCGATCAACAACGTGTGTTTTGAGCCATATTGTTTTCTTTTGTGTTGCTGTCGTTAAAACTATTTTTATGCGAGCCCAACCAGCTTCATTAAACGTTATCAGACACGAAGTTACGCCGCTGACAAGTGTGGGTGTTCCGATGCCTGCATTGCTTGATCCATAGTTTTCCCATTCAACAGATGTGATGACCGAATTGTCATCTTGCCATGGTGTGCAATCGATTTGATAATTGACAACATCTCCGATCGAAGCGTTGTCAATGAAAGCATCGACTTTTGTACGAGTCGCAAGTACGAAGCTGACGGTCATTTTTGATCCTGTTTTATGGCTGCCGCAGAGCAGCCTTTTTCACAAGGTGCTCCGTTTGGGGCGATCATTCGTGTTGTTGATTGCACGATTGTATGCATGCCCAGAAGTTCGACTAAAAGTGCTACGCGCTCTTTGTTGGAATAGTGAACTATTCCACTTATACCTGAAAGCGGTCCGACTGTAAATATAATTTTTTGGCCTTTTTCATATTGCACTGGCTTAACCAAATCCTCAACAAAACTTCCCTGATCGATTAAAGCTTCAACAAATCCTTTTGGAAGCAGCGCAGGCATTCCGCTTGCAGCTCCAAGCATTTTATAAACTCCGCGATGCGAGCTAATCGACTTCCATGCTCTGGCGTTAGCCAAATCAATTTCAACAAAAATATAACCACGGAACATTGGAACAGGAATTTTCTTTGCGTCGTTTTGCAGGGTCAGTTTTGGGCAATAGCACTTGAACCCAGATTGCTCTAAGTTCTTAATTGCATAATCTTCGCATTGAGATTTTACTTGAACGACGATCCAAGGCATTGAGGTTCCTTTGTACAACAATATATACAATAATTTTGACCAAAAACAAACAGTTAATTTTTCTAATGAAAAATAGCAAAAAGTAGCCAAAATGGGTCTAAGCCATTGATTTATATACATGTGCACAGCTTGCACACCAGCTGCACACCCAATTTGCAGAATGGAATCAATGGCTTAAGGCCCCAAAATCAACCTGTGTACATATACCCCCTAACTTAATAGAGTTTTAAGAATTATACACCTTTATGCACAATTTCCGTCCTATAAAACAAATTGAAATAAAGCCAAACTTCTGCACAGTCTGCACAAAACACCACTTTATCCTGCAAATTCAACGTGTTAGCCTGTGAGGAAGCCCGTGCAGATGCTGTGTAGCTGCAGCATTTATGCGAAGCTTCCTCACACCCGGACCCCGGTCCTTTACCATAACCTAACCACTCTCCAACCATAAACATCATTATGTGCAACATTAACCATTCATGGTAGGATCATATCACTATGACAAAGAAAACTGATAAAAGCAGCACGGCAAAGATGCCTATTTTCGACCAGGATGTGCCCATTCCGGCGAAGGGTCGTGTCCAATTCCAGGACCCGAACCGATCTTATTTCATTGGTCAAGAGCAGTTTTCGATCAGTTTTGCCTTATCTTGTATGAAGGTCGGCGAGTCCGGACTCATGAGTAATTGGGCTACAACCTCGATCAATTATATCCAAAAGAAACTGGGTTATCGCTTCCAACGCGAGAGCCAGGTGGATGGTTCTGTTCGTGTATGGCGGATAAAATAAGCCTTAAACCATTGATTTCGTTACAATAAAATTTTTTTCACTTTTTGTGCATTTTGTTGTTTACATTACTATTGATCCAGCATATATTGATCTTACTTAAGCAATAACGCTTACGTATTTTAGAGATGAGAGAGAAAAATGTTCGAAGGATTAAAACACTATGAACTTGTTATTGAACAAAATGGATCGAAGCAAATAAAGCTTTTTGGTTCATGTTTTCAAAAAGGTTATACTGTCGTCGAGTCAATTCCAAGCGGCGGTAATGGAAAAGCACTTCCTTCTTTACGCAAGCAAGCAGCATCGCTCGCAAAACGTAACAAAATCCCATTCATCGATAAAACAATTTAAACAAAACAACATAGAGATAAGAGATCAACATGACAGATTTACAAATTTCAGTTATATCTATTTTATGCGCGACGGTTATTGCGACAACTATTTCAGCAATAATATTTATGCCATTTCTAGTTCCATCAGAAGAACAAATCAAAAATTGCATGAAGGTAACTAACTATAGTTACGAAAGATGCGAGTGGGAGATGACAAAATGAGTATGATCTTACGTATTAAAATTGAATATAGCGGCGAAGATAAAGTCAGAGGTTGGACAAAAGAGCAGCGTGATAGCATGCGCCAATCAATTATGGCTTTGCGTGAAATTGAAGAGCCAAAAACAGATGAATATAAGGACAAAGAAGGAAAGAATTGCTCTTATACTGTTTTTAATTTAGCAGGCGAGCATCTTGTTACAGAACAAGAAGCCGCTTGGTTAAAATCAAATGAAGTTGATTTTATAATTAAAGACTTTAAAAATACATATAAATCGCAAAATATGTCTGACGGCAATCAATACCATTACCACCTGCCAAACATTGGGCTTCTTTTAATTAATGAAGTTACGTGGTTAGAAGACGCTTGCACAGAAGTTTTGCAAGGAAAACTTGATGAAGGCTTCCGGATCATTGCTGTTTGTCCACCAAACGGCGCTCGTCGACCTGATTACATTTTAGGTAAAGCGAGGGATTAAACATGACCGATCAATCTAAACCAAACAAGCATCGTCACCGCGGTCCTTATGACAGAGGTTCGGCAGATGCTTATTACGGACGTTCTTATTCGCCGCATTATTATGTTGATGAAAGTTTTCATGCGGCAAAAATAACGCGCGATCAAATGACGCCTGAGCAAATCGCCGAATACCGCGAAGGATATGAACAAGAAGGAAGCAGCAAGGATTGGGGCAATGCCAATTAAAAAACTTCAAATTGAACATGAAATTTCTATATGTCTTCATTATAAAAAGGGATTAACCATGAAGGAGTGTGGAGAGTTGTTTGGTATAACAAAGCAAGGAGTAGCCTATGTTTTAAAGAAACGTGGAGTTAAATCTCACAGCAGAGGATATAGAAGAAAATGACAATTGTGAAAGTAATATTTAAAAACAACAAATGGATTACACCTTGGGGACATGAGTTTAACACAAGGTCTGAATTGGATGCTTTTATTCTGGGTATGAAATACATTTCGGGTTGCCTTAAGACGCATTCCGAATACTTGTTAGAGAAAGTTGATTTTAGCAAAGAGGATACAGAAAATGAAAACTAAACTAGATAAAGTGCCAGATGAAGTTTATATTTCTAAATATTCAAAAGAATATTTTATTGAAGGTGAAATAGTTAGAACAGGAACATCTGTCACAACTTATTTTAATGGAAATTCTGTAATTGAACCTGTATACAGAAGAGCAGGTCAAACTAAAATGTATAAAAAATTCATTCGAGCAGACAGCGCCGAACCAGTGAATAAACAGATGTTGGATGTTTTGAACAACACCGAACTAGCAAAAACACGTATTGCCAAATTAGAAGAGGCTTTGCGTTGGTACGCGGACAGCGACAATTATTGTGACGATCAACCAATATTAAACGACTTTGGAAAAAGAGCAAAGGAAGCGTTATAATGACATTTTTAGGAGGAATGATTTTGTCAGCGCTTTTTCTAATATATCTAGAACTGTGCAACATTAAAGAGATATTGAAAAGGAAATTAAAATGACATTCGAACATTTACATGAATATGTGTTTTTCTTAATTTTAGCGCAAGTAATAACTGTTGCTTTTATACGCGCCGCCCGATTAAGAGATGCTGAAAACGAATTGCCGCTTGACTCAGTAATTGCGCGCGTTATTTTACATGCTGGCGCAGTTGCAATTGTCACAAACTCAATTATTTTAGGTATGGCGAACGGCTTCGTTTATTTAATTTTGTGCTATACGACTTCGCGCAATTCAGTGTATATCCATTTCTGCCTGCAAATCGTTTGGGCATGGATTGCCTGGTCGACTGTAAACCCACAAGGATCTTTTTAATGTCTAAAGTATACATTACCCAATCGACGCCGCACGATCTGACGCCCGCTATTAAGTTTGGCGAGCCGACGATCTTGCTTAAGTCAGCAAAGGATCAGACATTTGCTCCGCAGCCGGTGTTCCGTGAGCTAAAGCAAAAGCTGAAAGACTTCTCGGACCTCGACTATATATTATTGGTCGGAGATCCTGTTGCTATGGCTCTTGCTGTGAACGCAGCTGCAATGGCGAACAACGGACGGGTGAAGCTTCTTAAATGGTCAAAACGCCATGAGGGATATTTTCCAATTGAAATCGATTTATACGACAGAGGGAATTATGCCCAGCAATAAGAAAAAACAACCGCGGACAGATCCTCCATGCAGCTATGCTCGACTTGCTCGCACTCGCGGCATGGTACATCTCGCAGCAGAATGCGGCTGCCCTGAATGCGACAAATTATTAGGACCACCATATACATATAAAGATAAGGAAGACGAAGACGATGCTTTTCACACACAATAGAACTGGAGTACAATACCGAACATTGTTTAAAGCCTTTGATACCGAGCGCCAATGCCCGTCGATTGTTTATATGCAATTGACAACAGGAGCAATTTTTGTTCGAGATGAAAAAGACTTTGACCAGAAGTTTACTCCGCTCGGAGATCCGCAGAAGAATATTATTCCGCACGATGCTGGAGCTCATGATTTGTTTAGCGCTTATATTCGATCTGTTCAGAAATTGACAGCAAGCAATATGACGCGCTACAAACATGCATTACAAATTCTAAGCGAAAATGGATGGCCAACAGTGCGCGCGGTTCCCGAGTCGCGGCGCGAGGCTTTCCTTGAAGCAGTAGAAAAACTTGAACCCATTAACCCAGTCGTAGGAGAAGAATAATGTCAAAAGAAAAACAAATGGCCGCAGTTGATGTCGCTGCACTTCAAGCTGATGCTGAAGAACAAGCAACAAATCAAGCAGCTCGATTTGATCTAAGCGATCTTGTCAAAAAAGGCGAAGAACTCGAAGAGCTTCGTAAAAAGCTTGACGTTGCATCTAAGATAGTTTCAAGTCTCTCGGAAGAAATACGCGTACTTGAAACCGAGACGCTGCCTGATATGTTGATGGCTCTTAAACTCAAAGATCTGACTCTTGCTTCGGGCGCCAAGATCTCGTTATTCGATGTCATCGGTGCAACCATCACTGATGAAAATCGTGAAGATGCTCATACATGGCTCCGCGAAAACGGTCACGGCGACATTATCAAAAACAATGTGACATTGACTTTTGGTAAAGGCGAAGATCACGCAGCCACTCTTTTGATTAAGCACCTTCTCGACCTGCGGAAGAACGGTGCCACCAAATTCGGTGACCTCGTTCAAAAAGAAGCTGTCCATCCGCAGACATTGAAGGCCTTTACAAAAGAGCAACTTGCAAGCGGAAAACCATTTCCCGGCGAGCTGTTTAAGTTGTACACTGGTCAAGCTGTTAAAATCACAAAATAAGGAAGAGAAAATGTCAGAACAAAACCAAACACCTGAGGTCATGATTACAGATCCAAAACATCATGCATTTAATGATGATATATCAAAAACGATTATAAGTCATGCTCAAGCATTGCGTCCAATCGAGATGATTGCAATATTGAGTTATGCCGTCGGAGCGTTGATTTCATTGTTGCCTGATGAACTGGTTCAGAATGGAGCTGCCTTGGACCTCGTGCAGCGGAACATGGACAATGGTAATATTGACACAAACGGAATGCTCAAACAAGTCACCTTGCTAATTGGCAAAGAAGACGAGATCCCAGAAGCTGAAGTTGTAAACTAATTCGCCGCAAGGCAAATCGCGTTTTGTGCTCGCGCGTCATCGGGCACTAGAAAAACTAAAGGAGACTAAAATGACTAAAGCACAAAAACAAGAGACTGAAGAGTCAAAAGCAGTTGCTACAAAAACTCAAGCGGGTTTGCCTGCTGGGATGGACTTGACTTCGTTGCAGGCTGACGCCGGCGCCGGATCCTCGAACATCACAGCCGATGATATGCAGACGCCAATCATTTCGATCTTGCAGGCCAACAGCCCGCAATGCAAAAGATCTGATGGCAAATATATCCAAGGCGCAAGCGAAGGCATGCTCTACAACAACGTTACGAATGAGATTTACAATGGAGAGGAAGGGATCAAAATTGTTCCTTGCTTCTTTGAAAAAGTCTTTATTGAGTGGAAACCGAACCGCGGAGGCCTTGTTGCTATCCACGGAGCTGAGACACCGCTCAAAGATAAAGTCAAAGAAGTTGAAACTCCAGACGGTAAAATTGTTCCAACTCTTCCGAATGGCAATCAGTTGATCGAAACCAATCAGCATTATGTGTTGTTGGTGAAAGATGACGGAAGCTACGAGCCTGCGGTTCTCGCGTTGTCATCATCTGCGTTGAAATCATCACGTCAATTGAATACACTTATTAAGCGCGTTGTGTTACAAGGTCCTAATGGTCCGTTTAACCCAGCATCTTATTACAGCATGTTTAAATTGACAACAAGTGCTCGCCAAAACGATCAGCATTCATGGTTTGGATGGACAATCGAAAATCTTGGCGCGGTTCCAACAATGGACCTTTATAATGCTGGTAAAGCATTGGAACAAGCGGTCAATGCTGGTACGGTTAAAGTCAAACAAGATGAGTCAGCGCACAATCCTGCGACTGGCGAAGTTGTTGACGAAGAAATTCCGTACTAATATCCTGGAATGAATAAGGCGGCGGTCATCGGCTGCCGCCTTAATTTCCCGAACATTTGAGAGATAGAGATTTACATGACTGAAGATACCAAATTTGCGAGTGCTTTTTCCGCTATTCAAAAGCTTGCTAATAATATGCGCACAGACGTTGTGGCGCTATGGAGAGACAAGCAGCCAGGAGAGAAGCGCGGAACATATTCCCCTCGCCGAGACTCAGCCGATAATTTTACGCCATTGACCTCAATTGATCTTCATAATCATTTGGCGGGTCATAAACCAATTGGCTTATATGTATTCCCAGCGGACATCGGACCTCATGGTTTAATCCGCACAGCTATTGTCGATTTTGATGACAAAGAAAAAAGACTTTCATGGCCGCAACTTTGTCAACAGGCTGCAGTTGTCTCTGATGAATTAAAAAAATTAGGTTTAAAGCCTTGGCCCTGCAGATCTGGTTCTGGTCACGGTGTTCACTTGTGGGTAACATGGGCAATGCCGCAATCTGCAGGAGCGGTTCGGATCTTGCTTCGTCAGATAATTGATAAAGCAAAATTAAGTTGCCATGTTGATTTATTCCCAACATCGGATCAGTTACGCTATGACGGTGAGACATTAGAACTCGGATCTCTTGTCGCTCTTCCTTGTGCTCGTATGTCACGCCCGATTGTAAATCTTGACACAGGTGAATGTGTCGAAGATCTTAACAGCATCTTTAATGGACCCGAAGACTCAGATCCAATCAGAATGACATCTGCGCTCGATACAGCAGCGCTTGAACGCGATGCAGGTAAAGGCGGAATTACGACCGAGAGCTATGGACCCGTGGACCTCGACACATTAGCCGAAGCTTTGAGTTATATTGACACAGATGACTATGAGATTTGGCGTGACGTTGGTATGGCATTGAAGCATGGAGTTTCAAACAATCAATTGAATGAAGCTGATGCTGAAAAATTGTGGACTGATTGGGCGAGCAAAGATAGTAAATACGATCAGCGCGGTCAAGATTATAACTGGAGACGCTTCAGACCAAATGGAACCCTTCAAATCGCAACGATCTGGTATAAGGCAAAAGAAGGCGGATGGAAACCGGCTCGCGAAACCCGGACCCCGACAATAGCAACAGTGACGAAAAATTTCGATGCTGGAGCAAAACCTTTATGGCACAATGACAACGAAGTTCCTGACTACGTTGCTCAATTAAATAAAGATCATTTTTTGGCGGCAGAAGGCGGCAAAGCAACCGTGTTTAAAGAAGAATGGGATCCGGTTTTATCTCGTCATAAATTGACACGTTTGAACCCAATGGATTTTCGTTTGCTTCAGTCCAATATTAAGATTGTTGTTGGACACAGCAAAAAGGGCGTTCCCATTATTGAGAAGCTTGGCGATGCATGGCTCGATAGTGAATATCGTCGTCAATATTCTAAGATTGCATTAATGCCAGAAGGCGCAGATCATTCAACATATAATTTATGGCGCGGCTGGACAGTCGAACCGAGCGAGGAGGGAAGTTGTGAAATCTTCAAAGAGCATTTGTTTAACAACGTTTGCGTGGGTGATCGCGAAGCGTTTGAATATTTGTGGAACTGGTGCGCCCTTACGATGCAGCGTCCACACCAACCAATTGGAACAGCTATTGTTATGCGAGGAGATCGCGGGACAGGAAAATCAACTTTCGCTCGCATTATTGGCGAGCTTTTTGGCCAGCATTTCTTGCAAGTCACGTCGAGTCGAGATCTTACGGGGCGCTTCAATGCGCACTTACGAGATTGCATCTTGTTGTTCGCCGATGAGGCGGTATGGGCTGGGTCGAAGTCGGAAGAGTCAACGCTTAAAGGACTTATTACAGAACCCTATCTCTCGATTGAAGGAAAAGGTCGTGATCTCTACCAGTGTCGGAACATGCTTCACCTTATTATTGCAACAAACAGTGAGTGGTCCGTTCCAGCGGGATTGGACGAGCGTCGCTTCATGGCGATCCATGTCGGAAACGCACAACAACAAAACACAAGCTATTTCAAAAAACTATGGCATGAGCTCAACACTGGCGGCAAAGCACGGTTGTTGTGGGAGTTGTTAAATCACAATATCAGTGGATTTGATCCATTTAAAATACCGCAGACAAAAGAATTGACGAAGCAAAAACTTTTGTCGCTTGACGCTCACAATGAATGGTGGCACGAAAAACTTGATAACGGTGCAGTGCTTCCAACAATGTCATGGGATGAACCAATGCCAATTCAAGCTTTATATCTTGACTATGTACAGCATTGCCGTTTGACTGGACAGCGAGCGCCGAAGTCAGTAAATTATCTCGGAAGTAAATTGCGCCAAATGCTTCCTGCAGAGCCGCAAGTTACTCGTTCACGTTTGCAGCATGATATGGAGTTTGGAATTTCAAAACTTGTGGCTGGAACTGTTCAGACTATGTGGAAACTTCCAAATCTTCAAGAATGTCGTGATTTCTTTGATAAAAAGGCTCGCGCCCAGATCAATTGGACAGTCACAGGATCCGAACCCCCGGTCAAGAAACCTGATGAAGAGATCGCTTTTTAGTGTAAAATCAATGCTTTATAAAATAAATGCGTTTTTGTGCATTTTGTTGTTTACATCTGTTCTCTAACATGATATAAATGGATCAACTAAAGAGATGAGAGAAAACATGGATTTCAAAACGGTCAAAAACCCTTATGTCGCCACCTATAGCAAATACGCCCATGCCTGGACTGTTTGCGGTAGATTTGTGATAGATGGAAATATTAAATTCCATTCAATGTGTCAAGCCCGTGATGAAGACACCGCTCGTCTCATAGCTAAAGCTTTAAACGCTTATTCAACCAACCAACAAGGAGAGTAAAATGCCACGTGCAAAAAAGACTACAACTGAGAAAAAACCAAAACGCGTAAAAAAAGTTGACGAGACAAAGGTTAAAAAACCTAAAGCTCCAAAAACTCCTAAAGCGCCTCGTAAACCAAAAGCTGAGAAGGTTGTGAAAGCAGCTAAAACTCCTAAAGCGCCTCGTAAACCAAAAGCTGAGAAGGTTGTGAAAGCAGCTAAAGAGCCAAAGGTCAACGAAAACTGGATCCCGGTCGCAGAACCAACAGACATTAATTTTGATCAAGATTATGTTGGTGAAAAATCAGGCGCCTACATTAAGCGCTTGTTAGAAGCTAATTCACTTACAACTGAAGAAATCGTTGAAGCGGTGAAGAAAACATATCCAAAATCTAAAGTCAAAAATTCTGACGTCGGTTTTCACCGAGCAAAACTCAAAGCTGAAGGAATTGCCACTCAGGTCGTCCGCATCAGTAAAGACGGTCAACGCTATACATTAGGCGTTTAATCGACTCGGGAACCAGAAACCCAAGAACATGATCTCGTCAAACTAAAGACGTAAACTGGGAAAATGTGACAGCTCGGAAAGACGGCGCCCATTTTAACAACAGAGAAAAGAGATTTAACATGTATAAAAACTTATCCCACAACGCTGATCTTAACTTGTCACAAAACGCTGATCTTGTCGATGACATCGCTAACTTCCACGAAAAATTTAACATTCCACAACGAACTGAAGGTCAAAAACCTGAAGCGGATTTAATGAACTTTAGACTAAAATTTTTAGCTGAAGAACTTCGCGAAGCTCAAGCTGCAGCAGCTACAACAGATCTTCCTGAATTGCTTGATGCTCTTGTTGATCTTGTCTATGTTGCAATTGGAACCGCATACGTTCTTAATATGGATTTTAACGGAGCATGGAAAAAGGTTCAAGCCGCAAATATGGCGAAAATCTTAAGCTCTGCAGAAAATCCCAGTAAGCGCGGCTATGCTAACGATATTGTAAAGCCTGCTGGCTGGGTTGCTCCCGACCACAAAGATCTTTTTATTGAAGAAGATTTAAGTTTAAAAACTGAACCTCCAGAAATAAAGCCTATGGCTTTTGTTCAAAGTGGTGGTTTTATTCCGCCTATACTTATTGGCGGCAGTTCGTTTAAAGAATAATAAAAAACAAAATCACGGAGAACTAAAATGCAAGGATTAATTTTATTAGATGGACCAGATTGTGCCGGCAAAACAACTTTATGCGGCAATATCATGGAAGCAGCAAAGTCTATGGGCCTGCGAGCAGTGAGTCATCATTTAGGAAAACCTGAAAAAGGACAAGCTTGGACGATGCACGCTGACGCCTTGATTTCTTATATTGAGCAGATGTTGGCAGAAAATGTCATTGTAATCGCCGATCGTCACTTTTTAAGTGAAGGGATTTATGGTCGCGGTTACCGAGACGGTAGTGAATACCCATACACAATGCTTTATATGGACATGCTTTTTAATCGTTTTTGTGGTTTAAAAGTTATTTGCTGTCCTCCAACTGAAGTCGTTGTTGAGACACATACAAAAATGAAAAATATACGACGCGAAGAATATGATGATGGTATGGATAAAATAGCTAAAATGTACCAAGATTTGTGGCATTCAAAAGTTTGTCCATTAGCTCTTCCAGGCGGCGATTACGTAGGACAATTGACATCTCTTGGTGGCGTACAAGACACGCCGCGTTGGTATCATTATGATTGGACAAAAGAAAATGTTCGTGATTATGCTGAATATTTGCTTGAAGAACTCCGCATTGAACAGGCAATTGATCCAATTAAACATTTAAGACAAGCGCACTACGGTTTTAACGGAACCCCTGGAAAACATTCAATTTTATTTGTTGGCGATGAAGCCGGCATTGGAAATTCTCTTAATATTCCATTCTTCACAAATGAAGGATCAAGTGAATTTTTAGCAAAAATACTTTTTAATTTAGGATGGCCTGCTGAAAAAACTTGCATAGCTAATGTTAATGACTATAGCGGAGTTGATACTGTAAAAACACTTTCAGCTCTTTGTAGCAAAACAATTGTCATGGGTAGAAATGCAGAGCGAACCTGTAGACTAGAAAAAATTGAATTTGATGCTTATGTCAGACATCCTCGAAACGCTCGCAAATTTAATTTAAATGATGATACGTATCATAATCAACTTTACTATGCTATGGGAGGAAAATGATGAGTAAATTTACAACAAATCATTTTTACAATATTCTACAAGAAGTTGATGATCTTGGTGAAGAGGTTGTCAGTCGCGGGCTTAAAACACGAGAAATTTTTGGGTATAATTACAAACTTCCTCCCCGCGTTCGCTTTATGTGTTTTGACGCTCGCAAACTTAAGATGGACTATGTGAAGCAAGAATTTTTGTGGTATCTTGTGGGCGAGCCAACAGACCATTCAATCTGCAAAGTAGCGTCTATGTGGGATGGATTAATCAATGATGACAAATCGATTAATTCAAATTACGGAGCTTATATCTTTAATCCTCACGGCGGCCACAAAGGAATAAGTAATTTTGATCGAGCAGCTCAAACTTTAAAGGACGATCCGCAGAGTCGCAGAGCTGTAATGATGATTTTAAATTCATCGCATCTTAACTCAAAAACAAAAGACTATCCGTGCACTGTTTACATCAATTTTTTAATCCGTGAAAATCAATTGCATATTTTTGTTCGCATGCGTTCACAAGATGCGATTTTTGGTATGGGTAATGACGCTCCGTTCTTTAGTTTTGTTCATGAGCTTATGTTCTGGACATTAAAACCTGAAATGCCAGATCTTCAACTTGGCTTTTACTACCACAGCGCAGACTCGTTTCATATCTACGAGCGCCACTATGACATGGTAAATAAAATTCTAGAAAATCCAGTTGTAACAGTAGATCATCACGACGCTTGTCCGCCAATGACTTTTATGACGCCAGTTTATATTGGAATGCTTCGTCGAGATTTGTTGTCAAAAAATCATAATTTAGACGCAGCAAGAAATGATCCTTTTGTCAAATGGTTATTGGAGCGAGAAGATCCAAACACGCTTCTCATGCCAGACGTCAAATGATTACAGAAGATCATCTCGAAGAACTTAACGATATAATTAGGAAGACAAAAACACATGGCTGGATGCTCAACGATTTTGAAAGACTCTTTATCCAAGACTGGGAGCAGCGACTATCAATGTCAGGAGTGTTCTGCGTCGTGTCAGACAAGCAGTCATGGGTGTTCGAAAATATCTACAGAAAACTCAGTCAGCTCGAACCGTCGCCCGAGTATCGAGGAGGTGATGCTCTCGATTGCAGGCGTTATTGCATTGAGATCGACTTGCGCAAGGCGTTCCGTCGGAGCAGTGCTTGTTGATAAAGATAATCGCGTTTTATCAATTGGGCACAACGGACCCGCAAAAGGAATGCAGCATTGCACAGATAAACCATGCGCTGGAGCTGATTGTCCATCTGGAACAGGACTAGATCTTTGCCAAGCAATTCACGCAGAGCAAAATGCCTTGATGTTTTGCTCAGATATTATGAAGATCGACAAATGTTTTGTGACAGTGAGCCCTTGCATTCACTGTGTTAAAATGCTTATGAACACAAGTTGCAAGACAATTATTTTTGCTAGTGAATATTCACACAATACCCAAGCGCAACAGCTTTGGGAACAAGATCCAACTCGGAAATGGGTAAAAGCATAATGGCTCGCTACATTAAAAATACAAACAAAAATAAAAACCAGATCCCATTGTTTGAAACTCCATCAAACTGGGTTACGCCGACAGAGCTTCCTTATGAGATATTTAATGCTCCTGTCATTGCTATTGATACGGAGACAAAAGATCCTGATCTGACAACCAAAGGCCCGTCATGGTTTCGAGGCGGCTTTGAAGTTGTTGGGATCTCGCTCGCTTGGAGCAATAAGGAGATCTATCTTCCAATTGGACATCACGGTGGCGGCAATATGGACCGCGATAATGTTATCGGTTTCCTACGTGAACTTCTGCAGAAGTTCACTGGCACGCTTGTTCTAGCCCACGCCTTCTATGATCTTGGTGCCTTAAAAATGCTTGGCATTGATATTGATTACACCCGGATAACGGTCCGTGATGTTCAGATGATTGAAGCTTTGATCGATGAACATAAAATGCGTTATAACCTTGACTCAATTGCAACGACCTATGGGCTGGCTAATAAGGACGAGCGTTTATTGCGTGAAGCCGCGGCAAATTACGGAGTCGATCCAAAATCAGAAATGTATTTGCTCCACGCAAAATTTGTTGGAAGTTATGCGTCGCGTGATGCCTCATTGACGCTTGAAGCATATTACAAACAACTGATCCAGGTTCAATTGCAATCACTCGAAAGAGTTATTGTTTTGGAACACGATCTTTTGCCGTTATTGCTTGAGATGCGTTGGCGCGGCGTCCGGGTCGATGTCGCAAAAGCTGAAGAACTCTATGATCGATTTATGAAGCAAGAGCGCGAGTATGTTGCTATGATCCAAAGTTTGACTGGTCGACCAATCGACATCTGGAGCGCTGACTCTTGCGCCGTTGCTTGTGATGCAGTTGGCGTTGTTTATAAACAGACGTCAAGCGGCAAAAATTCGTTTGAAGATGAATGGTTATCAAATCACCCGCACCAAGTTCCTCAGCTTATTTCAAAAGCCCGCAAACAATATAAAGCAGCAAATTCATTTTGTAAAGGTATGGTCCTGGATCATGCTGACAAGAACGGCTATGTCCACGCATCATTTAATCCACTTCGATCAGATGATGGCGGAACAGTGTCTGGGCGTTTTAGTTCATCTGCTCCAAACTTACAGCAAGTCCCGGCTCGCGATCCTGAGATGAACAACTTGATCCGCGGTTTATTTTTGCCAGAAGAAGGAGAGCTTTGGTGTGCAGCAGATTACTCGCAGCAAGAGCCGAGGCTCACGGTTCACTATGCTGTTGTGAATGGTTGTCGCAATGCTCAGGAAGCAGCAGATCAATACAATGAAAATCCAGACACTGACTATCACCAGATGGTAGCAGACTTTGCTGGGATCGGTCGAAAACCAGCCAAGACAATCAATTTAGGTTTAGCCTATGGCATGGGTGGAGCGAAGCTGGCGAGATCGCTCGGACTTCCTGTTGTGTGGAAAGAAAATAGTTACAATGGTCGCAAATATGAAGCAGCAGGTCCTGAAGCTCAAGCAGTTCTTGACAAATATAATAACGCTGTGCCGTTTATTAAACAGCTTTCAAAGATTTATATGGGTCAAGCTGATGATGAAGGCTTCATCACAACATTATCAGGTCGGCGTTGTCGGTTTCCTTATTACGAGCCACGAAACGGTGGTCGAGCTCTCTTGTATAAAGAAGCTGGTGCCCAATTTGGATTTGATAATATTAAGCGCGCTTTTACCTATTCAGCTTTGAACAGAAAAATCCAAGGCGGTTCTGCAGACATGATTAAGATTGCGCTTCGGAATTTATATCGTGAGGGTTATATTCCAAAGGTAACAGTGCATGATGAAAATGGTTTAAGTGTCAAATCACCAACAGAAGCTCGCCACATCGCTGAGATCATGCGCGACTGCGTTCAATTAAAAGTTCCGCTGAAGGTTGACGTCGACATCGGATCTTCATGGGGAGCAGCAAAACCAATGACGGAGGACGATTTATGAAAAAATGGTATTTACAAGTAAATGAAAATTGCGAGCAATTTTGGGACACATATCTTCACCCTCAATGCTCTCTTATCATGACACAGGTATCTGAAAAAAAACCAAATGGCTGAGTCACGCGCATATAAAAAACTTAAGCGCGCATTTCCAAAAGCGCACTGGCAAAGATTTGAGTCATGGACCGGAATTGGTGTCTTTGACTCAAATGCTTGTTATAATGGTCGCGAGATTTGGATCGAGTTTAAAGAAGTTATTCCACCAAAACATTTGAATGATGCTTGGATTGTAAAACCTAAAGTGCGGGCAAGTCAGATTGCATGGCAAGCTTTAAAAGAAAAAGCAGGCGGCATTACTTATGTTGCTGTTATGGTTGGACCCGCAATGTACGTTATTGATGGTCAATATATATCACAGCTGCGTGACGGAATGACATTAAAAGCGATTAAAGGTTTAAATATTTCATTGGAGAAATTACTATGAACGATCTACAAATTTTTAAAACAGAACCATATAAGCATCAGCTTGAAGCTTTACTTGCTTCAAGAGACAAACGCAACTATGCTCTGCTAATGGAGATGGGAACAGGTAAAACAAAAGTTGTCATTGATACGTGTTCTTATTTATTTGGCCTTGGCAGGATCAACGCTTTGTTGGTTGTGGCGCCAAAATCGATCTGCGCTAACTGGGCTCGCAAAGAGATCAAGGTTCACTTGCCACAACACATTGATCGCCGCATTGTGTTGTGGCAGGCGTCAAGCGATAAGTTTGAAAAGGAATTAGCTCATCTGTCTAAAGTCGAACCGATGAAGATGCATATTCTCATTATGAACCTCGAAGCTCTTGCCACGGACCGCGGGTATAAAGCCGCAGAGAAATTTCTCAAAGGTCACGACGTTTTATTTGCAATTGACGAGTCAACAGGAATTAAAAATCCAAACGCTGTTCGAACAAAGCGAGCAATCAAATTAGGCAATCTTGCGAGCTATAAACGAATTATGACTGGAACACCTGTCACACAGTCACCGCTAGATGTTTACGCTCAATTTGCGTTTCTTGATCCTGATATTTTAGAAAGTAGCAGCTTTTATGGATTTAGAAATCAATATGCTGTTTTGCGCAAACGATACGTCAACGGTAGGAAGTTTGATGAAGTTGTCGGGTATCAAAGAATTGAAGAACTCAAAGAAAAATTAAAGCCGCATAGCTTTAGAGCATTAAAGCGAGAATGTTTGGATCTGCCTGATAAGATTTATTCAACGCGATATGTTGAACCATCCGAAGCACAGCGCAAATATTATGAAGAGATCCGTGATGATGCTTTATCAATACTTAATGATGGAACGCTTGTAGCGGCTCCTTTGGTCATCACTCAGCTGCTTCGATTACGTCAGGCCTTGTGTAATATTGCGCCGTCAGGAGATGGCCTCAGCGCTGTCACAATTGACGATAAGAACCCAAGACTTGACGCAGTGCTCGAACTCCTTGAAGAAGCCGGCGATCAAAAGGTCATCATCTGGGCAAATTTTGTGCACAACATTAAATTGCTCAATAATGGAATTGCAAAACAATTTGGCGACGAAAAAGTTGCTTATATCTCTGGCGAAGTGTCAGCGGCTAATCGCCAGGATATTGTTGAAAAATTCCAAGATCTTGATAATCCGCTTCAATATTTGGTCATGCAAACACGGACTGGTGGATATGGACTCACTCTGACGGCAGCAACGCTTATGATCTACCATGACAATGATTGGAGTCTCGAGGTTCGCCTACAGTCAGAAGACAGAGCTCATCGTATTGGACAAAGCAAAAGTCTAACTATTGTTGATCTTGTGGCGCCAGACACAGTTGAAGAAAAAATCACAACTTCACTTCTGCAGAAGCAAGAGCTGGCCGATCGCGTTACTGGCGACAAACTTCGAGAATTGCTCGCATAGAAAAACCCCTGCACTTCTTCCAAGATGCAGGGGTTTCCTTTACACATAAAGCAAATAATTTTGAGCTATCTACCTTTTGAGAATTTATCAACTAAATCATATAACTGTAATAAAGCAAAGCAATATTTTATTAACGATCTATGTCTACTTTAATTCCTAATGCTGCGCGAGCAGCATCTCGCATCCGGCCAAAATCGTTTATCATTTGACAAAGCATTGGGACAGAAGCGCAGTGACGTGTCATTTCGTCTGCTGCTTGTTTTTGTTCGGCAAGTGTGTATTCTTTAACGGGCGGAACAATCAAACGATCTAGTTTTTCTGTAGTGCTAGAATGTTCCCGCGCGCAACCGGCGCATAGTAACACGAGCATCAATAGGAGCACGTTGTATTTCATCTTGTTTTTCCTTTACATCAAGTTTTTTGTCAGTATCTTCTTGAATTGATTTGTCCCATTCAGCTTGCTTTGATGCTTCACCTGCAACAAAACCGCTGTGACGGATTGCCCAAACACCTCCTCCAATAATCAAGAAGCCTACAATGAACATTAGAACATTTGGACTTATAATCGATTTAAACCACGTAAACATAATTGTCGCTCTCTTTCTCTACGTTTTTGAAGAATTGGTTTACCGCCTGCAAAGCGCCATTTAAGAAGTTCATTACAGGCACCAACAAAATCTCCATAGTTGGCTCGTTTGACTAAAGTTGATTTGCGCGCCGCGCCCAGTCCAACATTGTATGCCCAACTGGTTAAAGCCGCGTGAACTTCTGCAGGCATTTCGGGTTCGATCATTGAGTCAACCGCGACAGCAAAAACACCTAGTCGTGTATTAAAGAGCGCGTCGCACTCTTGCTTGGTTTTGCTGTCTCCCATTTTGACGCCTTCTGTCTCTCCATAGCAGATTGTTGGAACTCCGACGCTATCGAGATACGCAGACGTTCGTAACCCCTCTTCACGAGCAATGAACGGGGTGGCAAGTGTGAGGACTGCTGCTGTGACAAGAGATGCTTTCCTTCCTTTGGGCAATATGTTTTTTATGTTCATCATGGGTGAAATAAAACTCCTACGACTTTCAATATACCAGAACCGACGACCGTGCACAGCAAAGATATAAAGGCAACAA